GAATTACACGGTGTATCATCTGATGAAAAACAAGAACTAATTTTTCAGAAGGGTATTAACTGGAATGATTATCCTTCACGAATGAAGCGTGGTGGATTTATCGAAAAGGTTGGTGACTTATGGGTTAAACCAAAAGGTTCAAAAACTGCTGGTCATAAAGTTCCAGATGAAGAGGTTAAAAATATCACTCAAAAGATTGAATTACATGGTCTGTCTTACGACCCTAATTTTGAATTTTACAAAAGAACTAGATGGGAAACCGTTGAATGCCCTGTTTTTACACAGGATAGGGGTTTTCTAAGATTTAGAATACCAAACAACCAATGAGTAAACAAGTAACATTTGATTTTGACAAAACATAAATTTTTGATTTTGAGAAAAAGCGACATATTTATAATAAACGTCGCTTATGAAAAAAGGGTATATTTACAAAATCACGTCACCAACAGGAAAAATTTATATTGGAAAAACAACAGAACTAAATGATAGAAAAAGCTCATATCGGTGTTTACATTGTAAAGGACAAAAAATTTTATATCATTCATTGTTAAAATATGGTTGGACCGCCCATTCCTTTGACATAATTTATGAAGGGTTTCATTCAAATGAAGAATTATCAAAATTAGAATCATATTACATAATTCATTATAATTCTTTCAATAAATGGAATAATAATGGAATGAATTTAACATTGGGTGGAGAAGGGTGTAGATTAATTAATCATACTGAGAAGACAAAGAAAAAAATATCTGAAAACAGACGTAAAACTGGGTATACAAAAGCACAAGCCGAGGCTTCAAAGAAAAGAATTGGAACTAAAGTTGTAAAATCAAAACAATGGATTAAAAATAATGCCGAGAGCATAAAAAAACCAATCCTACAATATACATTAGATGGTGAGTTTGTTAGAGAATGGAAGAGTGCTAAAGATGTTGAGGATGAATTAGGTTTATCCAGAAAAAATTTATCTAGTTGTTTACGTGGAAAAAGTTTATCAGCTTTTAATTTTATTTGGCGGTATAAAAATATTGAAATATCTGTTAAAAAAAGGGTTAAAACATCAGGAATAAAAAAACAAATTATTGATATTAAAACAGGTAAATTATTTGAAAGTATTGCTGATGCTGCAAAAGCATCTGGGCTAAATGCAAAACATTTAGCTCAATGTTTATTAGGAAAATACAAAAATAAAACTAATTTAAGATATGTTAAATAAATTCAGTTGCACTTTTGATTATGATGGGACACTTAGTCGTCCCGATGTCCAAGAATATGCAAAGCAATTAGTTGATAGGGGCATTGATGTGTGGGTTGTAACTAGTCGTTATGATGAATTGCATATTCATGGTTACGAAGGTCAGATTGACCCATCAAATTGGAATAATGACGATATATGGGCAGTAGTAGATAGAATCGGTATTCCACGTTGGAAGGTTCATTTTACTAACATGGAGTGGAAGTCAGAGTACCTAATGGGGACAAATGTTATTTGGCATTTGGATGATAATCCTAAAGAACTTTTTATGATTAAAAACTCTGGGATTAAAACTATTGGTATTCAAGTTGTAGCTGGTAGTTGGAAAAGAAAATGCGAACGTTTATTAAACAAAAAACAATAATATGCCACAATTATCATTAAGTTTTTGGCCACAAGCGCCAAAGGTGAGTAAACAATTATCTGAACAAGGTTTAAAATTCGACAAACAAATTGTCAAGAAATTTGAACAACGTGTTGATTTTATCAACAGCGCTTTAGCTTGCGGTGATATGACACACGGAGATGCTTTTAATACAGCAAAAGTTTTGGCTGATGAAATCAATCATCATATTCAAACATATGTAGAACCATACGTTGAACCAAAGGCCTCAACCAAGAAAAAAAGTTCTAAGAAAGCTAAAAAGGCTGATAAGAAAACAATAAAGAAATCAACCAATGACAAGAACAGAAGCAAAAAAACTAGCGGAAAAAGTAAGCGTAGTTGACCTTAAATACATGTTCGTTAATGCCTATTCCAAAATAAGGGATTGGTCAAGACCTAGCAGGGTAAACAAGAGCATGTCTATTGGTGCCGCATTCAATGTGTTAAGCAAATGTGGGATTGATAAGAATACTCCATTTATTGCTAAGTTAAATATGATTCGAGAATTTGGTGAGTATTTACCAAATTACGAACCGCCAGTAAAAAAATCAAAAAATAATCCTACTCTTCATCATGAAGAGCCAAATATTTTAGACAAATCATTTTATGAATTCTGATAAAAAAACACGAAGGTTCCTTGTTATCTCCGAAAAAGGAGGACACGAATATACCATTGTTGTCTCTGAGGTAAATCAATATGGTAGAAAGTATGAATTATTTTCTTCAGACAATGAAACATGGACACCACCTTATAGAAATAAGGTTCTTCTTACAATGACAGATACTGGCAATGGTGTTGAATTTGACAACGCAATTAAATTTGCTGAATATGATATGGCAATGTATATGAGATTGCTGTTAAATTTTGATAGCAAATTCTTTGCTAGTGTTGAAAACACATTCAAAATAATTGAAGAAGATTCAATCATTGAATTATGATTAAATTTTTAAGAAAGCTTATGAATAAGATTACCATTAACGGTATAACAAAATCAGTATCTGGTAACAATATTGTTGTTGAAGATGTCATGAATAGTAAAGTACTCGTCAAAGTTGACGGGGTGGTAGTTTATCAATCCGATTCACATGAGTTAAAGATAAGTTTTGAAGGCGACTTAGCCAGTCTAAGGGCCACCCATGCCAACGTATCAGGTAACGTTATGGGTCATGTGGATGGTACCCATATTAAGATTGGTGGGGATGTAATGGGTAACGTTGACGGAACCCACGTGACAGCAAATGAAATTAAAGGTAGGGTAGATGCTGTTCACGTCAATCTCAGAAAATAATTTGTTTGTTTAAACAAACTTTCGTATCTTTGCCAATATGACCAGAATTAACGTTGGAATAAAACCACAGGAACTTTGTCGTCAGCATCTATTAGCTGAAGCTAGGGAAATTAAGCGTATCCCAAATGTTGTTGCTAAAGGCAAGTTTGACCTTAAGAATCAACCAAAAGTATTTACTCTTGGTACTGGTCATGTTAAGTTTTTCTACGACAAATTAGGCTATTTAAAACGACGATACGAAGAAATCTATGCTGAGTGTGTGGACCGTGGTTATAACGTAACCTATTTTGGTGATGCTTGGGACAATGTTCCACCATCTTTGATGGGCGATTATACCCCAACTAAACAAGATAGGGAAATTGTCTTAGCTAGAATACAAGAACGACTAAAAGAGATGAATAAAAATGGAATATAATATTCAAAATAATTTTGTTAATGTGTCTACATCAACAATTGTAAGAATGCAAGAGCATTTTACATTGGTTACAACTGATAAAACACTAGATTTATTGGTTGATGTGACTGCTGACCTGAAAGATATACCAGAAGAATATCATGAGGTTTTTCTTAACATGCTGACAGCTAAATATTTAAACAAGGTTTCTTTTGGTGATAACCCATTTAGTGAATGCAAACCACCCAAAAGAAAAAAGTGGTGGCAGTTTTGGAAAAGTAAAATGTTTATGTAATGATGAATTTATTTACTACATGGCAATTTGTTCTCGTATTGTTTTTCGCCAATTTTACTGGCGCATTATGTTTAAAGTTTGCCTTGGTTAATACGGTAAAAGAGAATCAGTGGTTAAAATACATTTTTATCATACCACCAACAGCATTAATCTGTTGGTTGCTGGCGTTAATATACTTTTTATGCACATTATTAAGAGACATAATAAGAGACTATTTTAAAAACTAATGCTACCTAATCAAATAAAATTCTTAAAAAGAATCTTACTGTTCATATTGGGCCTTTTTGTGTTATGGTTTATTTTTAATCACATAATTGGGTTTTTAATAACCGTTGTGATTATAATAGTTATCGCAGGTTTAATCGGTAAGTTTGCCCCAAATCTACTGGAATTAATTGATAATGTAAAAGATTTTTTTTCAAAATGACCAAAATAAATTTGGTTAATTGATGAGAATTTAGTATCTTTGCCATATGATTACAGTAGAAACATTTGAAAAAGCGATTTTATTCGCAGTCAAAGCCCACCAAGGACAAAGGCGTAAAGGTGACGGAAGACCTTACATTCTCCATCCAATGTCCGTAATGCACACTCTTTACGGAATCAAAGAAAGCAAAAACATCTATCTCTTAGCAACAGCCGCAATATTGCACGATACAGTCGAGGACTGTGGTGTTAAACTCTCTACTATTGCTAGACTTTTTGGCCATGCTGTTGCTAGTCTAGTTGAGGAACTCACACTGGATAAATCCAAATACGAAACCATAGGTAAGACAGAATATCTTTGCCAAGAAGTTTTGAAGATGAGCAGCTATGCTCTTTGTGTTAAACTTTGTGATAGGCTTGATAATGTGAGAGACATGAAGAAAATGTCTGAAAGTTTCAGGACAAAATATCGTGCTGAAACCCGTGAAATCCTTAACAGATTGAAGCAAAGGAAAGTCACCAAAACACATGCAAAGCTTATCAAGCTTATTGAAAAAGAAATCACCGTAAAACAAGCCGCATAATGAAACTCATCAAAAAAAACGAATGGTCATTAGGTGCATTACCAGCTGGTAGCCTATTCTTATTTAAAGATACATTAGCCGTAAAGTCTGAATATTATAGTGGAAGTGGCGCAGTTGAAGCAATCATCGTTGGCTCTGGTGAATTCTTTTGGGGTGGGACTAGTGACCCCAAAGAACAAGCTAATCTCATAGTAACTGAGGTTGAAGTCGATATGACACCTCAACCTGAGTTGGTTGAAGGTATCCCTTACGTTCCATTTCCAATCGCCTTTCATACCGTTGATGTGATTGCCATTAACAGAAATCGAATTTTACTTGGTCGTAAGCCAAAACAAGAAAAGTGGCAGTTTATTGGTGGATTTGTTGAACCAACTCACACAGCCGAACATACAGCGGTTAAAGAATTCCATGAAGAGGCTAGTCTTTTAATTAAACGTGAAGATAGGTTTAAATATCTTACATCATTATTTATTGATGATGCTAGGTATAAAGACTCTTGCCATAAAATCACATCAAGTATATTCACAATTGTTTTGAATGATGAAGAAGCGGGATTAGTCAAAGGTGGTGATGATATTGAAGAAGTAAAATGGTTTGAACTTGATGAGGTTAACGATGTTTTAAGGGAATTACATAAAGACATTTTTATTAAATTTTTGATTAAAAACCATCCTAGTTACTAAAATATAAAATAACAAAACATGAACAGAATATCAGAATACAAAAGAAAGAACCACAAAGTCCCACGTTTACTTATGGGCGACGCCTATACAATTGGTTCCAACGAATTCGAAAGTCCAAAGGCTAAAGAAAAATCGGTGTACTACATCACAGCAAGGAAGTTCCTTGAAAAGATTGAACCAAATATCTACACCAAAGAAGACACACGTTATATTCTGAGCGGATTGGCCCGTATTATTGATTATCTTTTATACGCACCAATCACAATGGAAGAAATCTATGAAACCGACAGGTTTCTCGAAAATGCAAAGGTCACAACCAATGGTCTAACAAAGTTCACATATCCACGTGAACTCTGGGTTGAAATCGTTGAAAAATATAATGGCCGTATCCCTATCGAAATAAAAGCCCTTCCTGACGGTAGTGTATTCTACCCACACGAACCTATCGTTGAGATACATAATCTTGTAAAAGGTTATGGTGTATTGGCAGCATGGTTTGAATCAAAGATTTTACAACTTTGGGCATCCACCGAAATGACAACCCAACTTGAACACTGGGTGCTCTACTACAAAGACCTCATTAATCAAATTTATGGTGATACATTAACAGCCGATGAAAAAGATTTCAAAGCTCGTTTAATGGTTCATAACTTTGGTGACCGTGCTGGTATCTGCCCACAAGAATCAGAATGGTTAGGCGAAACAGCTTGTTTAAGCTTTGCAGGTACCGATACATTTGCTGGTGGTTATTACAACTGGAAAAACAGCAATGAAGCCATTGCATCAGCGCTGAGCGTTTCAGCATTGGCTCACAGGAACGTTCAATCATACGATGAAGAATTTGACTGTTTCCATGCTCTTTATGAGAATTTAAAGAACGGTGAAATTGGTTCATTTGTCGCTGACTGTAACGACTTTTTTAAAGCAGTATATACAACTGACGGTGATGTAGTTAACCCTAAATGTTTATTAGGACTTGCACTACGTTCTAATAGTGAAGGTACTGGTAAGATTGTTGTTGCTCGTCCTGATAGCGGTATTGCCGTTGAACAAGTTCTTTGGCTTTGTAAATTGGCTAAACAATATGGCTTGTATCGTGAAATCGTTATCAATGGTAAAACCTACTATGGTGCAACCACATTAAAGTTCATCGAAGGTGATGGCATGACATGGCGTGAGATGCGTGAAATCAATGCCGCTTTGTTGGCCGAAGGTTTCTTACCATGGGAATGGGGCCTGTATGGTGTTGGTGGTGGACTTAGGAATAAGATTAGCCGTGACAATGGTTCATTCAAATACGCTTTGTGTAGCGTAGGTGAAGAAAACTCTGGCCGTGTTAAGTTCTCTGAAACAGCTGGTAAATCTACATTGGCTGGTCCATTCAAACTTCTTCGTGATGCAGATGCGTTGAAACATGGACGTACAATCGTCTTCTGGAATGAAGATGGTGAAGATGCACGTGTGGTTTATTACAACGGTTTGGAAGAGCAGTTCTTTGGTGATGTTATGTTTGAGAACAACTTAGATATCAAGGCTCGTATCAAACAGCAAATGGAAACCATGCCAATGCGTTTGTCAAGAGATATACCTGTAAGCGAAGCGGTATACAACAGGAGAATTGAACTTGTTAAAAAATATGCTCCAGAGAAATTGGAAATGTTTGTTTAATTTTGTAACTTTGAACCATGATACGAACAATAAAAGACCTTAAAGAAATCATTAAAGACCTACCAGATGATATGGAAGTAATGGGGTATAGGGGTGGTAATGGTGATTTATACCTTGTGGATTTTTGGATTATTTCTGAGGATACATTAACTGAAGAAGAAATCCGTGATGGTTACCCAAACGGAGTAACACCAACACTAGTTTTGAGTGTCGATTAAAATAAAATACAATGGTAAAAATAGCAAGCTGTTCAAGCACCAAGTACCTGTTCGATAAGATTAGCAATCCTGAACTTATCAGCTACAAGGTAGACCTACATACCGAAGTTTTCTCTGATGGTGAAATGGCGGTGCAGTACATGGAATCCATTAGGGGATGTGATTTATTCCTCTTTGGTGACACATCAAAAAACCTTACTGAACTCTTGCTAGCCATTGATGGCGCAAAGCGTTCATCATGCAAAACCCTTACGGTCATTCTACCTTACTATGGTTATGGCCGACAAGATAAAAAAGATGGTCACAGGGGGTCATTGGGTGCTAGTGTAATGGCACATGCCTTACAAGGTTTCGGAGTCAACCGTGTGGTATCCATTGACCTTCATGCAGACCAAATTCAAGGTATGTTTCACATCCCTCTTGAACACATCAAGGGTCACAGCATATTCATCAATTACATTCAAAACTACATTGACCTTAGCAATGCGATTCTTTGTTCACCTGATAGTGGTGGTGTTCACAGGGTACAAAAGTATGGCAACAAGTTGAACCTTCCAATGGTTAGCATCAACAAACGCAGGGATAAGCCAAATTCCATTGCTTCAATGGAATTGATTGGTTCAGTAAAAGACAAAGACGTAATCATCATTGACGATATTGTTGATACCTGCGGAACATTGAAAAAGGCTGTTGAATACTTGAAAAACGAAGGTGCTGGTAAAGTTTTTTATGTTGCAACACACCCAGTATTAAGCGGAAAGGCTTATTACAATCTGTTGGAATCAAGGTTAGATAAATTGATTGTTAGTGATACAGTAACACCATCAGCTAAAATGCCAACAACCGTTGATAACGCTTTAGATTTATCTCTGGTACATCAATTAAATGACCTAATCAACGAAGTATCATGTATTCCTGTATTGGAAGAAGTTATCTGTAACCTTATCTATGACGGGTCAATCTCAAAAATAAATTCACTTTAATGAAGCAATCAGTTTTTAAAAAAGATTTTTCGATTACTGGTAAAAACGGAACATTTACTGGTTCGGTTGTTGCTACGTTAAACTATAAAACAGAAACCAAAACTGGTACACATGCTGTAACGCACGATGAATATACTAGGACGGTTCCAGTACATAAGGTTGAAGCGTTTATTAATGATAAGTTTTGGAGTGGTAATCCTGAATTGTATACTAATGATTCAGTGTTACATATATCAGAAGTAATGATAAATGCCCTTAAAGAAAGATTAGATATTTTGGCTAATTTTGAACCACCACCAACCTTTATTGAAAAAATGACTAAACTATTTGAATAATGGCAAATCCAATAATACACTCAGAATCCAGCGTTAAACGCTGGGGTGGTAAACTGGAAGACTATCTACCACTACACGAAAAGATGGACTGTTCCAAAGCATGGGTATCTGACAATCGTCACCGTGTATTAACCCATACAATGTTCTGGATAAAGGAAGTAATGATTCCGATATTCGGTTCATACATTACCCTTGAGAATGGAAAGAAAGTATCTGTAAAGGACATATGTGAACAACACATTCTTGAAGACTATAAGATGAAATTCATTCCAACCCCACAAGATTTCATTCAAGAAATGGAATTCAAAAAGTGGATGCAGAATGGTAGTGGCGTTTGCCCATCAGCACAAAAACTTTATAAGCCAATTGAGAAGAAAGAAACCCAAACAGAATCAACTGAAGAAGTTGTTACGGTTAATACACCTGAACCAATTGCATCATTAAGCCTTGATAATGGACCATCCCCATCAGAAAATGATATGATATTGGATGGTAGCTATCATCGTAGTATAATCGACTAAAAACAAAATCTATATGACAATTAAAGAAAAGTATTCAGCAAAAAACATGGCTGAGAAAATCATAGGCAAGGTAAATAAAGCCTTTGGAAAAGACCACAAAATTAAAGTGGCATTATTTAAACCCATAAGTCAATATAACGATGAGTATAATGAATATAATCCAGTACTCATTTTAATTGATAAGGACTTCAATGAAGTTGACCACAACATCGGTGTATATGACCTTATTCCTGATGATGAAGACCAATGGAAGTATGCCGAAGAAAATGACGACGACATGCTGGAGCTTGAAGATATAACCGTTAAATTTTAATACTATGTCAGAAATTTTAAACAAAATCAAAGCTGAGCTGGATATATTCGCAGCCAAGAAAAAAGAACTCGTTGAAGAACTTCGCAAACAATTCCCAGCATTGTTTGCAGAACTTTTCGAAAAATCCAAGTGTATCGAATCAATTGGATGGCGACAATACACACCATACTTTAATGATGGTGAAGAATGTGTATTCAGTGCGCATACTGATTGGTTAGACGTCAATGAAGAAGACTATTATGACCGAGATGATATCGAAGGTTGGGATGAAAGCGAAGAAGCAATCATCAAAGAAATCAAAACCCTTTTGGGTGACATTCCAGAAGATTTCTTAAAAGAACTCTTTGGTGACCATGCACAAATAACTATCAAAAAAAGCGGTGAAATCGTGGTGACCGAATACGACCACGAATAAAAACATAATCTATGGGCTGCGATATTCACATGTACGTTGAGTACTCAAACATCGAAAACAATCAAGAAAGAGAAAAAAAAGGACATGAACCGTATTGGGATTCATTTGGTGGCCGAATAAACGCTGGCCGTGATTACATCCTCTTCGGTTACTTATCTCAAGGAGTAAGGTATGATACGGATAAGGGATTCGAAGCCCGTGGATTACCTAACAATCTTGGCTATTACGCTTTAGCTGATTCGAGATTGTATATTGTGGATAATGACAAGGACTCTTTTGAAGGCTCAGTTAAACGTGCAACAGCGTTGGATTGGAATCAACGCTTGGGATGTAAACTAACTTACCATGATGACGTTGCTGTATACGTCGACCATCCAGACTGGCATTCACATTCTTGGTTAACTACCAAAGAATTTGAAAAAGCAATAAAGCTCTGTGAGAAAGACAAGAATTCTTGGGGGCCTGTTGGGATGAAGTATAAAGCATTATTGGCCGCAATGAAATCATTTGAGCGAACAAAAAAATACGAAGCTAGACTTGTATTCTGGTTTGATAATTAACATGGGAACATTTAAAGAGGTTGAAGGGAATTTAATTACCCTAGCAAAGAAAGGTGAATTATTTAATGAACTTCTTAATTGTTTGGTATATTTATATTAAACAATTGTATGAAAGGAATTTATAAAATTAGAAACTTATTAAATAATAAATTTTATGTTGGCAGTTCAGTAAACATAAAACGAAGGTTTGTAACCCATCGACATCTATTAAATAAAAATAAACATCATTGTGAACATTTACAACGTTCTTGGATAAAATATGGTAAAGAAAATTTTATTTTTGAGATTGTTGAAGTTGTTGATAATTCCGACTTTTTAGAATTATTTGAACAAAAATGGATTGATGGGTCGGATAAAAATTTATTATATAACGCTTGTAAAAAAGCGGGGAATAAAAGTGGGTTTAAACATTCTGATGAGACCAAAAGAAAAATATCAGAATCTAACAAGGGAAAAATCATCAAAAAAGAAACTAAGTTATTTTTATCCAAAATAAACAAGGGAAAAAAACATACTGAGGAAACTAAAAAGAAAATGTCTGAATCTCAAAAGGGTATCAAAAAAAAGTTTTCTAATGAAGCAATAAAAAAAATGACTAAACGTTTACTTCCTTTTATGAGTGGAAGGAAAGCTGGTTTTAAGTTAAGTGATGAAACAAAATTAAAAATAAGTGTTTCCAAATCAGGGACCACTCAATCGGATGAAACAAAGGCTAAACGAGCTAAATCCTTAGAAAAACCAATATCACAGTATGATAAAAATATGAATCATATTCAAGATTGGGAGTCAATTAAAAAAGCTGCTAATGAATTAAACATACGACGAACATTTATTTCAGCTGTCTTAACAGGCCATAAAAAAAGTGCGAAAGGATTTATTTTTAAATATAAAAATGACAATGGGTAATTTTAACGAAATAGAAGGTGATTTAATCAAACTAAGTAAGACAGGTCTTTTTGACGTGATATCTCACGGATGTAACTGCATGTGTAATATGAAATCTGGTATTGCACCACAAATGGCAGCGGCATTTAGTGTCGATAACCCATCCTTTTATAAGATGGAACATCCGAATACCCGTGGAGATATCAATAAACTTGGTCAGATAGAATATAATCCTATTTTGATAACCAAAAATGGATTGGTACTTCATCATTGGGTAACCGATGAAAGACCAGAAGGCTCTAATTTCTTATATGTTGTCAACTCTTACACACAATACATCCCATCAAGAGTAACCAAACCTTTAGACTATGAAGCATTGACACTATGTATGCGTAAAATTGGTCATAGATTTAACGGACAACATATTGGCCTCCCGTATGTCATAGGCTGTGGCCTTGCAGGGGGCGATAAAAACATTGTAATACCTATTCTACAAAGGGAATTGAAGGATTGTGATGTGTCGTTGGTTAGGCTTCCTGAATAATTTCCCATCCAATGATGTTTAAGCTCTTAGGTTTTTGACGTGCTATTGTTTTGGGCTCTGTCGGTGCTGGAATCTTACCTTTGTTCACATACAGTTTAACCTTATCGTATGATAGGTTATTATCTTTACAGAATTGTTGGGTATTATAGACAATATGTTCTTCACCATCTGGTGATATAAAAGTTCGTTTCTTAGCTGATGGATTGTCGGAACCATACATAACTGGAAGTTGTGGTAGGCTATTAAGCTTTGCTCGTTTTCTACCCGATTCAGCTATTAATGCTTTGGTTTCATCCGAGTGTTTTCTACCATAGAAAGGATTCTTATCTCCGACATTCTTTTTATTCAATTCAGCTAATAACTTTTTTGTTTCATCTGAATGAGTTTTGCCATAGAAGTTGTTATTAACACCTTGCTTCTTTAATGACATTAGTTGCCTAGTTTTCTCTGATGGTCGATAATTTTGTAGACCTTCACCACCATCTGTTAGATTGGTAAGGTTATCAAATTGTTTAATCCAATACTGTTCACGTTCTATCCAGTTATCTTTGGTACATTCTTCTATGATTTGCATAGTAGGACGTTTACCATTTTGAAGTAAGCCATATATCCAGCAATTAGTATGTGTTTTTCTTAATTTAGAATTACTGATATGGGCTGAGTAACGTTGTTTAGGGTTATTGGATTTACCAATGTAACGTATTATATTGTTTTCGTCCAATAACGCATAAATGTAAACTTTATTTTCCATTTTTAATAGCAGTTTCGATAAGCAATTTTATTTTTTTATTCATTGAATATCCGTATTTATCACAATATTCTTTAAATTTGTCTTTCAGCTCTTTAGTCATTCTTATTGGCCAGACCACGTCATTTGTTTCTTTTTTCATTGTATATTATTTGTTATACAAATAAATATCAATAAAAAAGAAAAAAAATTGTTTATTTCAAAAAAACTTTGTATATTTGTATTCATTATTAACATTAAAATTAACAAATCATGTGGACAGTAATTTGTGCTGGATTGGCTGGTGGCGATTGGAACAGGATTTTACCTATCATACAAACTGAATTGAAAGATTGTGATTTAACAATCGTACACTATAAACCTTAGACCATGGCAATATCACCTAAACATCTTGAAAAAACTTTTCAGGAAGAACTTAAAAAAATTGAAAATGAATTTGATAAACAACTTTCAGGGTATCAAATATCAAAGGGACAATCGATTCATATTACGGCCCCTTCTTCATTAACGTGGCCAAAGTTTGAAATATTGAAAGAGCGTTATATAAACGCTGGTTGGGTTGATGTAATATGGAATTCTGACCAGCGTGACGGGGACTTTTTAACATTCAAATATTAACTATGATATACAAACCAACACAAAACATTGCTAAGCGAGATATGTCCAAGAAGTATGTCTTTCTTGGCGGTAGTATCGAAAATGGAAAAGCCAAAGATTGGCAAAAAGACATGACAGAATTCTATACATCATTAGGTTATGGTGTGTTTAACCCAAGACGTGATGATTGGAATGCTGATTGGAAGCAAGATTTTACCAACCCACAATTCTTTCAACAAGTTATTTGGGAGTTGAATGCACTTGATAATGCAGACCTAATTTTATTCTATATTGACCCAGCCACTGTATCACCAATCACACTCTATGAATTTGGTCGGTATTCAACATCTGGAAAGGTAACAATGGTTTGTCCAGACGGCTTTTTCAGAAAAGGAAACATTGATAT